TCATTATAAATTAAAGCTCCTCTTGCCGTAATGCTGGCTGTTGTAAAACTTAAATCAGCAAAATCGGTAAGAGCCGTTGTTCCTGAATTGGAAGGTGCAACTTTAGTAAGAGCTGCGCCACCTGTAGTATACGATCCGCTTGAAGCCACTTCTCCAGTGGTCACTAGCACCGTAGTAGCCGCTCCTAGAGTTGCAGTTGTGCTTGATTTACCACCAGAACCAATAGCATATAACGCCAGATTAAAAGCATTGCCGTTGGTTGCAAAATTATGCGTTGCCGTCATAAGTTCTTTTTTGAATGTTGTACACATTGCTTGTGTGATTGCCATCTTATAATCTCCTTATAGTATCAGCCAAGTCGGGGTGACCAGCCTCTCTTAGTTTATGGGCTATAGTAGCACGTTCCTCACGTCTAGCCAACTCTATATGATAATGCACGACATTTCGAACATTATCAGAAAAAGCTTGCGCTTGTTGCCTAATCGGTTCCGGTGCTGTTTCCGACACAGCAACTATCTTGTTAGTAGCCATCTCTGAAATTTGATCGTTACTGAGTCCGCCATTGTTTGACGAGACTATATTAACAAAACCTGTCTCTATTCCCCCCTTTACGCTAAACATGTTTAATTTCGCCCCCATTCATGTGTTTGTGATCGTGCCTTCCAAAGATTATAGGCTCTTGGTCTAAAGGCTCGGGCGGTTCCACCTTAGATTGCCTAGTAATCAACAACCCTCCGCTCTTATGTGATTGCACTAAAGGATCGTCTAGTCTGTGATACCCATAAAGTTTTTCGTTCTCAGGCACATTTGTATCCAAAAGTCCGGAACTATGTGCGACTTCTATCTTTATGCCTCGAGTCGTAGCAATCGCACACCAAAACTCAGTGCAAGCTCTTCCCGCTTCTGCTAGACCTACATTTTTATATGTGTAGTCTAAACCGTACAAACAAAGCTCTTTTACCCCGTAGTATATTGCATAAGCAATTGCATAGGGAACTGTGTTGTTGAAATAACAGATGTTTAAATCTTTAATTACTGCCTCTAATGGATAAAGTTCTAAATGTTTTACTCGATCATCCATCTCACAAGTAAGTATAGGTTTGGTGTTTTTTTCTAAGAACTTTCTTGCTATCCCTGTCTGTGAGCCCGCGTCATCTGAGTCCAAAAACCGTGATACGGGGTCCATCATTATAGTTTTATCAACATGAATAATACCACCCACGCAGTTAATTCCCCAGACCTCATCAAAATGTTCGGATCGTATTCTAGCCGCTATATAGTCGGAATAACTCCCACCCAATCCGACAAGGGCTAGTTTCATGTTCGTGGCCTTGTCGGAAGCCCTTGCCTATATGCGTCTGAATTTTCTCTAGCCTCGCCGTAATCTTTTAATCTTTCTAAAGACTGCATATATCTATCTTGATACATCTTCATTATATCGGGCTCCCCTTTCATATAAACATAGGCTTCAATTAAACTTCCATACAACATAGCATTTGGCGCATTTGTACTTAACCACGTTGTTCCGTTGTCGCCAACCGACGCAGCAGTAATGCTAGTAGGGCGGTAGAAATAATGTAGTTCAGCGTCATAAACCGCAGCAGGAGTAGGCGCTAAAATAAAGTTATCTATATCAAAAAAAGCGTAATATCTTGGAACACCTGTAGCGCTTGTTGGGTTAAAAGATTGAATAAAATTAACGTCTTTTTCTAATAAAAATTCTTTAGTACTTGCATTGGTAATAGATAGACTAAACGAAGCCAAATAATCCTCGGGTACTTGCAAATAAGGGTTTGAACCTGTTCCAGAAGTTACTCCAGTAACGTTTTTACGAAAATATTGCAAATCTATCGAGTTTAAAATTGTTTGTTCGGCGCTTCGTATAAATTCTGGAATACTAGCTACAAACGTTGTTTCCGCGTTATCTGCATAATTTTGTATAGCAGACTTTAATTGTGCATATGTATAGCTCATGTTGTTTCCACCGTTACCGTTCCTACCGACCCGGTAGCTATTAAAGTATTTGGAGTTAAATCAAAGTTATATCGCTGTCCCACAGGATTCCACCCCCAATTCACACTGCGTTCCTGTTCTACTTCTTGTGGAGGACGGGCATTCTTTAATGCTTGAACATCCAACACCTTTGTAAAAGGACCAAGCTGCGGTTGTTTAGGCTCATACTCATCTTTTCCAACTAAAAGACCGTTCCATTCTTTTCGCATATCGGTATACTTATAACGAAAACCCGATCTATCTGAAATAGCGTAAGCATTTTTTCCCGTTGCAAACTTAGCCATTAATTTGACCTAAAATAATTATATGACGGTGCAACATTAAAAGAAGCCCTATCTCTGTCTTCGGTTGCAGCCCTTTCAAACTCTTCTTCGTACAAAGATTTTAATATTTGAACTCTGTCTGGGGCCTTTTTCATAGCAATGTAGTAAGCTAATCCCGCCGCTAAACAGGGGTAAAATCTGAAAGGCATTGCTAATGTGTTTGTATATGTATCGGCATCATCCATGCGAGTTAACGCGTTATAATACACAACATCCGTAGAATTATCCGGGAGAGGCCAAAGATTTAACACAGGAGTTGTTTGTCTATCTAAGAAAAATTGATTTACACGACTTTGCGTTGTTTTATTTGGAATCGAAATAAAACCGTCTCTACTCATTCTATCTAAAGAATAATCCGTACCATCTCTTTTAACTACAACAGATAAAATATCAATAATATCTGTTCCCAAAGAATAAGTACCGTCCGCTTGGGTAACGGTAAAGTTTCGTTGCTTTATAGTCCATTGGTTCAAACCTCTGTTAGCCCATTCAGCTAACAATAAATTAAGAGATCTTCTTGCAGTCTTTAAATCGTATCCCGTTCTAACTTCAACGCCACATCGTTCAAAAGCTTCTTCAATGTACTCCGAAACGTCTAGTTCAAAATCTGTGCTTCCTGATACCGTCATGTTTACCCTAACAACTTAGCTGCAAAGGGGGCTATTATTATTAAAACAGCCAATCCCCATACTTTAGCGTCCATTAATTTAAGCGTGTTTCTCTGATCGCTCAATTTTTCTTCAATGTTTTTATATCTAAGCAAACACTCCGCTTCGTGTTTTTCAAGTTCTTTTAAAACTTCTATTGCTTTCATAACATCACCACGCCTTACAAGACCAATACCTAGCCGAAAATTTATCTTTGGCGGTATCACATTTATGCCGCGCTCTAAAACTTTTTTTGTTAGCAGGCTGATCTTTTTTTATAGACATGTTGGGATCACCAAACCTAACTAGTTTTATTTGCGAGCCTTTTTTAGCCAGAACGGCACTTTTTTTACTCTTACTAGGCGTTCGTTTTGGTTTGTTATAACCGGCAAACGACTCTCCTCGATAAACAACTCTTCCCGAAGGCGTTCGTTTTACGTTTTGAGTAGTTGCCATAATAACCTCTAAGCGTAAAAGATCGTTGCAGAAGTTGCGTGAGCAGAACTGTAAGTAAGGTAAGCACCGTCTGGAAACACCATCCCATTGTCTGGGACATCTGGATATTCCGCGCCAACACCGGCTGGAGTATTGTATTGTAGAAGAGCCGTTCCTGTTACAGAAGCGTTCCTGAATGAAATTGTTCCACTTGTTGCAGTGCTGACTAAATAAATACCTTTTAATCTGCATCTTCCTGCAAAAATAGTAGCTTGTATTGTAGTACCAGATCCCGCTATGACCGTGCCCGCAGGATCACCTACTGCCGCTATCTGAGTAACCGTTGCAAATATTGATGTTCCTGTTGCTATTCCAGCGTTGCCGCCTGTAATAGTTTCTGCTAGAGCCGCGCCGCTTGCAGACGTCCCAGTAACAGTGAAAGTTATTCCACTGTCATTACCACCAGAAGTAATAGTAACATTTCTTGGATTATCGAAAGTAACAGCACCGCCGCTTGCTAACGCGCCACCTATGACTAAATTAGCGTTGTTTGCAACTTGTGCACTTGCTGAAATCCCATCTGGATCTGCTGCCGCCGATTCAATGAAGGTAGATTGTACGTCTGAACCCGCCATATTCTTCTCCTTTAAAGTGTAGGCGGGGAGTTACCCCCGCCAGATTAATTAAGTAGTGGCAAAGACCGAAGTACCCGCCGCAGCAGCAGTACCTGAAGACGCGAGACGTGCTTCCGCTCTCCACGCATCTCCATCATAAGTAAATATTATGCGGCTTCCAATTCCCGGGCCGGCGTTGGTTAAACCAACTGCATTAAGGAAATCATGGCTAGTGCCATTCGCTACTAACACTGCGTTAACATTTGCAAGTATAGTAGTATTTTTGTATATCGCAGAATTTACCGCAAAGAACTCACCCGCAGTACCAAACTTCATAGTCTGTCCGTTAGACGCAAGCACGTTGTAATCAACAATAATTGAATCGCCTTCTTCCGAATCCGCTTGAGCTGGTAGCGTTGCTGTAATCGCGTTACCATTAGCTGGTGTAAGATAGTGAGTGTTTTTTACCATAGCTGCTGCAAAACCGTTCGCCATTTGTAAAATGGTTCCCGTTGCTGCAACTACACCC